AGAGTACAGAGAAAAAAGAAACTAAGCTAACAGGATTTGCAGAAAGACGTTCAAAATAAACTATACGAAGAGCTGACTGACTATGTGCCTAAGACTGTTGTAACAAACAAGAATAAGGCTAAGTCATGGAAGTACGGATATGACAGTAAATATGATATGGTTGTTATATCTAAAAACGGAACTATAGATAGCGTTGTTTCTGTAAACGGATTAAGAATAGCAATCCCTAAAAAACCAAGAAAGGTTTTATCAAGGTCGAGGGAAAATAGCAATCAGTATTGGGAGGTACAGGAATACCCTAAGGAGTTAAAAATAATATCAAGCATATTTCAGTGGCACGAGTCTTCTCAGGAGTTTAAGGATAAATGGGTAGACTATATAGAGGAGGAGTTCAACAGAAGAGACGATGGCCTATGGTTCATGAATAACGGAAAGCCAACGTACATAACGGGAACTCACTACATGTATCTTCAGTGGACTAAGATTGATGTAGGTAATCCAGAGTTTCGTGAAGCTAACAGAATATTCTTTTTATATTGGGAAGCGTGTAAGGCAGATGACAGGTCGTTTGGGATGGTGTATTTAAAAATACGTCGTTCAGGATTTTCTTTTATGTCATCGTCTGAATGTGTAAATACAGGAACACTCGCAAAAGATGCGCGAGTTGGCATACTATCTAAGACAGGTAGCGATGCTAAAAAAATGTTTACAGATAAGGTAGTGCCTATATCAAACAATTACCCGTTCTTTTTCAAACCCATACAGGACGGTATGGATAAGCCAAAAACAGAACTTGCTTATCGTGTTCCTGCATCTAAGATTACAAAAAAAAATATGAATACTGTATCTGATATAGTATTTGAGGGATTAGACACCACTATTGACTGGAAGAATACAGGAGATAACTCTTATGATGGTGAGAAGTTATTGCTTCTTGTACACGATGAGAGCGGTAAATGGGATAAGCCAGATAACATTTTAAATAATTGGCGAGTAACAAAGACGTGTCTAAGACTTGGCCGAAGAATTATAGGTAAATGTATGATGGGCTCTACATCAAATGCTTTAGATAAGGGAGGAGATAACTTCAAGAAGTTGTATTATGATTCAGATATAACTAAGCGAAACTCCAATGGTCAAACAAAAAGCGGAATGTATAGCTTATTTATACCAATGGAGTGGAACATGGAAGGCTTTATAGATAGATACGGAATGCCTGTTCTTAGAACTCCTTCTAATGAGGTTATTGATTCTTACGGGGATTATATAGACCAGGGGGCTATAGACTATTGGGATAATGAGGTAGAGAGTTTAAAGAATGACCCTGATGCTTTGAATGAATTTTATCGTCAGTTCCCAAGAACTGAATCGCATGCGTTTAGAGATGAAACTAAATCATCTATATTTAATCTAACAAAAATATATCAGCAAATAGATTACAATGACAGCATCATAAAAGAGAAGTATCTAACCAAGGGCTCGTTCCATTGGAAAGATGGAGTTGAGGACTCGCAGGTTATATGGACTCCAGATGCAAGGGGTAGGTTTTTAGTTTCATGGATTCCAAGTAAGGGGCTTCAGAATAGAGTTGTATTAAAAAATGGAGCTAAGTATCCTGGTAATGAGCACATAGGCTCGTTTGGCTGTGACTCGTATGATATATCAGGAACTACAGTTGGAAGGGGTTCTAACGGAGCTTTGCATGGTCTAACTAAGTTTAATATGGATGATGCTCCAAGCAATGAGTTTTTCCTGGAGTATATCGCAAGACCTCAGACAGCAGAGATATTTTTTGAGGAAGTTCTTATGGCTTGTATTTTTTATGGAATGCCTATACTTGTAGAGAACAATAAACCAAGGTTATTGTATCATTTAAAAAATAGAGGGTACAGGGGATTTGCAATGAATAGACCCGATAAACAATACAATAAACTTTCTAAAACAGAAAAAGAAATAGGAGGTATACCAAACTCATCTGAAGATGTTAAGCAATCACACGCATCAGCTATTGAATCATATATAGAAAAGTATGTAGGCATAGATGTTAATGGTGATTACAGAGATGCTGGTGATATGGGTGCTATGTATTTTACAAGAACACTTGAGGATTGGGCAAAATTTGATATAAACAACAGGACTAAGTTTGATGCGGCCATCAGCTCTGGGTTAGCTATTATGGCAAATCAAAAGAATAGATATACTCCGCAGAAAACACAGTCAAAAATAAACATTAAATTTGCAAGATATAATAATAAGGGAACTTACAGCCAAATAATAACATGAAAGAAGTAACCGTATCAATAAACAGCGTGTCGTTTCCAGACCAATTTGTCAGCGATTCCCAAAAGGAAACAATGGAATTTGGATTGCAAGTTGGGCAAGCGATACAATATGAGTGGTTCAGAAAAGGCGGAGGCGATTGTAAATTCTATAGACAGTTAGATGATTTTCATAGATTAAGACTTTATTCTCGTGGAGAACAGTCTGTTTCAAAATATAAAAATGAATTGGCTATTGATGGGGATTTATCATATTTAAACCTCGATTGGACACCAATACCAATTATACCAAAGTTTGTAGACATAGTTGTAAACGGGATGTCTGATAGATTATTTTCTATCAATACTTACGCACAAGACGCTATGTCTGCTGAAAAAAGAATTGCATATCAGGACATGATTGAGACTGATATGGTATCAAGGGATTTCCTTGAGCAGATGGATAGAGACTTTGGGATTAACGCTTTCGATACCCCTCAAGAGGATATACCTGAAACAACAGAAGAGCTTGCGCTTCATATGCAGCTCAAATATAAACCAGCTATTGAGATTGCGCAAGAGCAAGCAATCAATACTGTTCTTGAAGAAAATCATTATGATGAAATAAAGAAGCGAGTTAATTACGATATTACAACGATAGGTATAGGGGCTGTAAAGCATAGCTTTCTCCCTGGCGCTGGAGTTAAAGTTGATTATGTTGACCCTGCTAATTTAGTTCATAGCTATACTGAGGACACAAACTTTAGAGATTGTTTCTATTGGGGTGAGATTAAAACTGTTCCTATTACAGAGCTAAGAAAAATAGACCCTTCATTAAGCAATGAGGATTTAGATAAAATATCGAAGTATAGTCAGAGCTGGTATGATTACTACAATGTATCAAGGTTCTATGAAAACTCTATGTTTAATAGAGATACCGCAACACTTTTGTATTTTAGTTATAAGACTGATAAATCTTTTGTGTATAAAAAGAAGTTTCTTGACAACGGAGGTGAGCGTGTTGTAGAGAAAGATGACTCATTCAATCCTCCAGAGGAAATGATGGAAGAGGGTAGATTTGAGAGAATCGAAAAAAAGATTGAGGTATGGTATGAAGGAGTGATGGTTATGGGAACTAACATCATGCTTAAATGGGAGATGGCAAAGAATATGGTTAGACCTAAGTCTGCATCTCAGCATGTTTCTTCTCCATACGTTGTAAACGCTCCAAGAATGTATAAGGGTGTTATTGAGTCATTGGTTAGACGTATGATTACGTTTGCTGACCTTATTCAGATTACACACCTTAAGCTTCAACAGGTCATATCTAAAGTTGTACCTGATGGTATATTCATTGATGCTGATGGGTTGAGTGAGGTAGACCTCGGTAATGGAGGTGTATACAATCCAGAGGATGCGCTGAGACTATATTTCCAGACAGGTTCTGTTATTGGTAGAAGCTATACGCAAGATGGTGATTTTAATAACGCAAGAGTTCCTATCCAGCAGCTTACAAGTAATTCAGGTCAAGCAAAAATATCGAGCCTTATTGGAAGTTATAATCATTATCTGAACATGCTTCGTGATGTAACAGGATTAAATGAAGCTCGTGACGGAAGTAAGCCTGATGCTAACGCTCTTGTGGGACTTCAGAAACTTGCAGCCGCTAACTCTAACACAGCAACCAAGCATATACTTGACGCAAGCTTACAGATAACCAAGGCTTTAGCTGAAGGATTATCTTGTAGAATAGCTGATATACTTGAGTATTCAGAGTTTAAGGAAGAGTTTGCTATGCAGATTGGTAAGTACAATGTAGGTACTATAGAGGAAACTAAAGACCTGTATCTATACGACTTCGGAATATTCATTGAGCTTTCTCCTGATGAGGAAGAAAAAAGACAGCTTGAAGCTAATATACAAACAGCTTTATCACGAGACCAGATATATCTTGAGGATGCAATTGATATTCGAGAAGTCAAAAACCTTAAGGTTGCAAACCAGCTTCTTAAATTAAAACGTAAAAAGAAAGAAGAGCAGGACGTTCAAAAGCAAATGATGCAGCAACAGACTCAGGCTCAGATAAATCAGCAATCACAATCAATGGCAGCGCAAAATGCACTTGCTAAGATTGAAGCTGAGAAGCGTACTAAGATAGAGCTTAAGCAAGCTGAGGTAGCTTTTGATATTGAGAAGCTAAGAAATGAGGCTGAATTAAAGTCACAGTTGATGCAGCTTGAGTTTGATATGAATATGAGGCTTAAAGGAATTGAGGTTGAATCTCTAAAAACAAGAGAGGACAATAAAGAAAAAGCTAAATCTGAAAGAATTAGCCAGCAAAATACTCAGCAATCTAAGCTTATAGACCAAAGAAAAAACAATTTACCTCCGATGAGTTTTGAGTCAAACGAGGACAGTTTAGACGGGTTCGATTTAGCAGAGTTCGAGCCACGATAAGAGTATATTTTTTTAATTAACTTTGCATAAAAATTAAATCAAATGTCAGAAATGAAAGTAAAGGTGCTTGATGACACCTTAGAATCAAAATCTGTTCAAGAAGTTGAGCAAGAACTTCTTAACAAACATGAAGAAGAATTACAGGCTGCCGAAGTCGGAAGTGAAAACACGCCAAACTCGGAAGTCGAGAACACTACAGAAGCTGCTGAAGAGCAGGCTGTAGAGCAAAGTGAGCAAGAGTTCACAGAAAAAGACGTTCTTTCATATATTAAGGATAGATACAATAGGGAGATTAATTCTGTAGAGGAATTGTTTGAGGCAAGAGCCGAAGCGGAAGAGCTTCCTGAGGATGTGTCAGCTTTCTTAAAGTACAAGAAAGAAACTGGTAGAGGTATACAAGATTTTATGAGCCTTAACAAGGATTATGATTCCATGGATGCTGACCAGATTTTGGCTGATTACTATTCTGCTACTGAGGATGACCTTGACAGAGAAGACATCAATTATTTGTTAAACGAAAAGTTTGCATACGATGAAGATGTTGATGATGAGAAGGACATCAAGCAGAAACAGATAGCCAAAAAAAGAGAGCTTGCAAAAGCCAAGAAGTACTTCAATGAGTTGAAGGAAACATATAAGGTCCCTCTTGAGTCAAGCGGAGGCCTTGTTTCTGAAGATGAAAAGAACGACTACGAGGCTTACAAGAAATATATCCAGGAGTCCAAGAGTATCAATGAGGAAACCCTTAAGCGCTCTGAGTATTTTCAGAAGAAAACAGACGAGGTATTTTCCAATGATTTCAAAGGTTTTGATTTCAAAGTTGGAGACCAAAGTTTTGTTTACTCACCTGGCGATGCCAAAGAGATTAAGGAAACTCAGTCAGATATTAATAACTTTATTTCTAAATTTTTAGATAATAACGGTATGATATCGGATGCTACTGGATACCACAAATCTATTGCTGTAGCAATGAACCCTGATAAGTTCGCAAAATTTTTCTATGAGCAGGGCCAGGCTAATGCTATTGACGATGTTACTAAAAAAGCAAAAAACATTGACATGGGTGTTAGACAAGCTCCTCAGGATATGAGCAAGTCAGGATTTAGCGTTAGAGCTTTGGATGATAGTAGTGGTAGAGGACTCAAAATAAAGAGTAATAAAAAATAACATAAACACTAAAACATTTAAAAAATGGCTTTTACTATTACGCCGACTAGTACGGCATTACAGCCATCAGCTGAGAGAGTTGCTTTAAGCACTAACTATCTTGGTAATGATGACTTTACATTCGCTCAACAATACCTTCCAGATTTAATGGAAAAAGAATTTGAGCGCTACGGAAACCGCTCTGTATCTTCATTCCTTAGAATGGTAGGTGCTGAGATGCCTTCTAACTCTGACCTTATTAAATGGGCTGAGCAGGGACGTTTACACATTAAGTATATCAACTGTGCTTCTGACGGAGCTGCTGGTGATGATACTGCTACTATCACTGTAAGTGATGCTGGAGCTCCTGCTGCTGGAAAGCTTCCATTGAAAGTTGGACAGACTGTTATGATTTCAGATAACGACACACAGACTAACGCTGGTTCTAATAAAGCTATCATTACAGCTGTAAGCACAAGTGCTAACACTTTTGATGTGGCTTACTACGAAGCTGCTGGTCAATCTTTTGCTGCTACTGATACAGTTACTGTATTTGTATATGGTTCTGAGTACAACAAAGGAACTGACGCTTCTGATTTGATTTCAGTTGATGCTGAGGACAATATTTACGAGAATAAGCCTATCATCTTGAAAGAGAAATATGCTGTTTCTGGTTCTGATATGGCTCAAATCGGTTGGATTGAAGTAACTACTGAAAACGGTGCTACCGGATATCTTTGGTATATCAAGTCTGAGCATGAAACTCGTCTACGTTTCGAGGATTATCTTGAGACTGCTATGATTGAGGCTGTTCCTGCTGAAGCTGGTTCTGCTGCTGGTGATTACCTTCAAGGTACTGGAGCAGGTTTAAGCGCTGCTAACCTTAGCGGTTCTAAAGGTTTATTCCACCAAATCGAAACCAACGGTAACGTTGCTGATGGTGGTACTTTGGATTCTCTTGACAATGTTGATTCAGTAATCAAGCGTCTTGACAAAGAAGGTGCTATCGAGGAGAATGTTCTTTTCGTTGACCGTCAGTTGAGCTTTGATATTGACGATATGTTGGCTGCTCAATCAAGCAATGCTGCTGGTGGTGTATCTTACGGATTGTTTGATAACGATACTGATATGGCATTGAACCTTGGATTTACAGGATTCCGTAGAGGATATGACTTCTATAAGTCCGACTGGAAATACTTGAACGATGCTACTATGCGAGGTGGAGTTGTTGGTGGAGCTGTAAACGGTGTACTTGTACCCGCTGGTTCTACTACCGTTTATGACCAAGTACTTGGTAAAAACGCTAAGCGTCCATTCCTACACGTTCGTTATCGTGCTTCTGAAACTGAAGACCGTAAGTACAAAACATGGATTACAGGCTCTGCTGGAGGTGCTGCTACAAGCGACCTTGATGCAATGCAAGTTAACTACTTGTCTGAGCGTGCACTTTGTGTTCTTGGTGCTAACAACTTCTTCTTATTCGAAGACTAATTTAAATAGGGGGAGGGATTTCTCTCCCCCTTTTTTTTAACTTTAATTAAAATTATATTCAAATGGCAAAAAAACAAGCCGTCCTTACGGACAAAGTTTACAGATTAAAAAGAAAAATTACTCCTCTGAGTTATATGATTCAGACAAAAAGCTCAAGGAGAAAACCGCTTCTTTATTTTGATGGGCAAATTAACAGAGAACTTCGATATGCCCGAAACCAAAAAACACCTTTTTTAGACGAGCAAGATGGCAACGCCATTCTTGAGCCTATTATTTTTGAAGACGGGCTTTTATATGTTCCAAAAACCAATCCTGTTCTTCAGGAGTTTTTAGCATACCATCCTGGATTTGGTAGTTTATTTGTTGAGATTGATAACGAAAAAGACGCTGCTGATGAGGTAGAAACTTTAGATTATCAGCTTGAGGCTCAACTGCAAGCTCGTGATTTACCTGTAGAAATGTTAGAAACATTAACTCGTGTTTTGTTAGGTCAAAATATTGACAAGATGACAAGCGCTGAGATGAAGCGAGATGTTCGTGTGTTTGCTAAAAACAATCCTGTTGAATTTTTAGAGGCTCTTAATGACCCTATGCTTCAGCTACACAATCTTACTCATAAGTTGTTTGATGAAAAAGTTGTAACTCTTAAAAACAACAAGCGCGATATTTACTACAATCTTAAGTCTAACAAGAAAAAGATTATGACAGTTCCCTTTGGAGAAGACCCAGCATATATGCTTGCTTCTTACTTCCAAACAGATGAGGGTATTGAGGTAATGAAAATCCTTAAGAGTAAAGTTGAAGATACTGACGAGTAATACTCGTTATGCTTTCTGTTTGCGTGAAGGTCTCTATTTTTAGAGGCCTTTCTTTTTTTGCTTATCTTTGTGTAAATTTTCACGATGATAGATTCTGTAAGAACAACAGTGTTGGCTATAGCTAACAAGAACAACTTCGGATACATATCTCCAAACGATTTCAACCTGTACGCAAAACAGGCGCAGCTTGATTTGTTTGAGGATTATTTTTATCAGTATAACGCACAAATCAGAAAAGAAAACTTAAGACAATCAGGTACAGGGTATGCTGATATTACTAAAGGTCTTGAGGAAGTTATTGATTCTTTTTCTACTGTAGCTACATTGACTCAAGCTGTAGACAACACATACAACCTTCCTGACGACTACTACTTAATGAACAGGATTATGTATGGAACTGCTGAGGTTGAAAGAGTTAGCCAGGCTAAGATTATTATGCTTACAAACTCTATGCTTACAGCACCAAGCACAACATATCCAGCGTATGTTTTAAACGGTAATATTATTAGCGTATACCCCGATACCATTACAGGAGCTACTGATGTTAGCGCTCAGTATATTAGATACCCTGAAGACCCTAAGTGGACTTGGGTGGAAATAACAGGTGGTGAGCCTGTGTTTGATGGTACAGCTGTTGACTATAAGGATTTTGAATTACCTAAATCTGATGAGCCTTCTATTGTAATGAAGATATTACAGTATGCAGGGGTATCAATTAGAGAAGGAGACCTTGTTAGCTTTGGAAGCAATGAAGAATTAAAAGAACAACAACAAGAACAATAAGATGGCTTATATATCTGACTACAAATATTATGAAAACGATGGCTTAGGACAAGGTGATGAGAACTGGGGTTCATATCAGTACATTACTCTTGCAGACATCGTAAATAACTTTATGCTTATGTATGTTGGTAACCATGAGCTAATCAATAATATAGATAGGTATAAGGTTTTGTTTCATGCAAAGAGGGGTATTCAGGAGCTCAACTATGATGCTATGCGTGAGGTAAAAGTTCTTCAGCAATCTCTTGATGACCAGATTAGGCTTGTGCTTCCAAGTGATTATGTAAACTATGTTAGAATATCACTTTATGAAAACGGAGAGCTAAGACCTCTTGTGGAAAATGTTCAGACAAACTATTCAAGAAGTTATTTACAAGACCACGAGGCTAAGGTTTTGTTTGATGAGGACGGCGGTATACTTGAGGGAATGTCTCAGGTTGATTATGATAGAATTAAGGGGCTTGAAAGAAGCATATACCTTGGTCAAAGCGTCATGAACGGACAGGAGGGTTATCGTGATGGCGACAGATGGTACTTTGAAAGAGTAATAGGAGCTCGCTACGGCCTTAATACAGAGACGGCTAACATCAACCCTACATTCAGGATAGATAATCGCTCAGGCGTTATTAATTTCAGCTCTGAAATGTCAGGCAAAGAAGTTGTTATAGAGTATATATCTGATGGTCTTGAGAAAGGTAATGATGCGGATGTTGTTGTGAATAAATTAGCTGAGGAGTTTATATACGCATACATAAAATACATGATACTCAGCACTAAGCTTGGCGTTCAGGAATATAATGTAAGAAGAGCGCAGAAGGAGAAGACGGCTAAGTATAGAAACGCAAAGTTACGAATCAGTAACCTTCACCCTGGCAGGTTACTTATGAATCTTAGGGGTCAAAACAAGTGGATAAAGTAATATGATTACAAAAACTACATTTCTAAAGGGCATCATGAACAAGTCCGTTGATGAGCGTGTATTGCCTCAGGGTGAATACATTGACGCTCTTAACGTTAGGGCTGGCTCTACAGAGGACACAGAGATTGGAGCTGTTGAGAACACAAAAGGTAACGAGCTCT